ATTATCTGCGGTTGATTTAACAAAATTGACTGAAGAGGATTATGAAGATGTTATGGAACACTTTGAAGAAGTGGAAGGTGAAGTTGATGATAATGAAGAAACTGTAGATATGGATATGGAAATGTCTGGTGATGAAGAAGGTGGCGAAGAAGAGTTAGATTTAGACTTAGATATGGAAGTTGAACCTGAAATGGGTGAAGGTATGAAAAAAATGGTTGATGAACTATTTAACGAATCTGTTATAAAAGAAAGTGACGATTTAATGAGTTTGGCGAAAAAAATTGTATTATCAAAAAAATATGACAGACTTTCTAATAAATTAGACCCGATGTCATTTAGTGATGAGTTTGAATTTGCAGACAACTTTATCACATATCTTTTAGATGATTACGAGAATGAAGAATACTATGACGAGTTATACGATTTAATCAAAGATGAATACGGTGAAAATATCATGAGTATGTATGGAAGTTCTGAGTTTGACCTTTTTGGTGAATCTAAAGTTGAAAAAGTTTTATCAAAATATTTTGTAATCACAGAAGATGAGAAAAAAGTGATGAAAGAAAAACAAACCAAAAAGTATTTGGTTGAAAAAGCAAAAGCATCTTTGGTAAAAAAAGAAATAAAAAAATTAAGTGAAACTGTTGAGCAAGAACTAACTTCAAACGTTTTAATGAAAGAAGGTAAAAATGTTAAGTTTTTAGGAAAAACTAACAAAAAGAACTTACTTTTTGAAATGGAAGGAAAAAAACTTAAAATCTCAACAAAAGGTGAAATTATATGAGACTGATATACGTAAACGAATTGGGACCTAACTTTAAAGGTGACAACGTCTACGAATTTATCTTCTCAAAACAGGATGATGTATGGGGTGATGATTGGGACCTTGAACCAGCGGCAGGTAGACCAACACCACCCCATGTTCATTTTATAGAAAAAGTAGGTGTTTTAAAAAACTCAGGTATTGAATTGAGTTTGGTACAAAACTCCGATTATTTTTCTGTTTTTGATGCTGTTGAGAACGTAATAGCATTAGGATGGGAAAGTGCCGATAGTGAAGAGGTTACAGATAAAAAGTTCACCCGTTTGGTATTCCATTATGGTGAGGATGAAAAATCTGTCTCTGATAAACTATACGAAAGAGACATCGTATTAAAATGGGAAACAGTAACAGTAGAATGAAAACTAACGACATCAAAGTAATGAAACTCATCCAGTCAGGTATGAGTTTTGGTACTTTAAAAGGATTAAATGAAAATCAAATTTCTATTCTTTATAAAAGAATGATTAAAGAACAGGAAGATGAAGGTATGATAATTACCAAAGATGCCTCAAAAGCCGAGAATATGGCTAAAAAAGGTTTAAACGTTCGTCTTGAAAAAGAAATAGGTGAGGATATGTCACCATTGGAAAAAGACGCAGAACAGGAATATACAGGTCAAGAAGGTCCACACGATGAAAAAGATATGGCACCTGATGGTATGGATGATGACTCGGACAATAATAGGAAAATGATGGGTGAGGAAGATTTGGAAGAAAAGTCAGTTTCAAAACAACAACAAAAATTCATGAGTTTGGTTAAAGCATATAAAGAAGGTGATGTTGATTCATCCGAAGTAACTAAAAAAGTTAAAGACGCTGCTAAATCAATGACTAAGAAAGAAGTTGATAAGTTCGCAAGTACTAAACATAAGGGTTTACCAAAAAAAGTTGAAGAATCAAGGAAAAATGACTATCTTCGTAATGTTAAACAAATTGAAAAAACACTTATGGAATTAGTTCAGAAAAACATACCTAAAAAAATGACTAAAGAGGAGTTTATGAGAATGGTTGAACAAAACAATCCTTCAATATCTCCTTCACAACCAACAATTAAACCAGGAACACCAACTAAACCCGGTAAACCTGAAAGAAAGAGTCCATATAAACCAAAACACAAACCAGCACCAAAAGCTAAAGATAAGGACGACGAAACTTTTGCTATGATGTTACCTAAAATGTTACAGTTTGATAAATTAAATATTAAGTTTAAAGATGAAAAAGAGGGTTAAAGAACAAATCAGTTACGATGGTCCTGAAAGAATGGCACCCGATATTCAGGGTAAAATTGAAAAGGGAGAAACTCCTCTTTCTGATTCTCCAGGATTTCCTGAGCAACAAGAAGGTGAAAGTAGGTTTGAAGAAATTATCGCATCTAAAAGATTTAAAGATGTTGTTGACAAGGTAAAACGTTACACGGGGTTAACCGACATATCTGGACGGAACGCATTTATGCAACTTCAAGTAATGTTGGAGCAGGCGGTTCAAAGGGTTAAACAAATTGAATCAGGTAATGAAGAGTATTTGGAAAATTTAGCAGTAGATTTGGTAAAGAAAGAGATGTCATTACCCGACGACGCATTTAATTTTGATGTTGAGTTATTGTCTGGAATGGGTCGTATTGATACTTCAAAAATGAAAAAAGTCTCTGAAGAACCAGATGATGAGGAAATTGAAGAAATGTTTGGTGAAAAAATTGAAGATATTGAAGATGATTTAGATAATTTTATGGCGGCTTTCGATAAATTTGATTTAGAAAAAGCAAAAAGAAGATTTATTAATTCTTTAATTCAAGGAGCATCAAAAAAAGGACACTATATGTTTACGTTAGTTGAAGAGGAGTTAAATCGTTTAGACCCTCAATTACTAAACTTATATGGTGTATTGATGTCTATTGCAGATTTAATGTATTGGGTTATGCCCGATGAAATAACACAGAAGCTTTCAGGTAAAGGTCAAAGTATTCAGGGTTCTGAAGAAATTGACCCTGAAACAGACCCACCAACAATTATAGCTAAAGGACTTTTTTTTCCTGTTTTGATTCATGAACTATTAAAGGGTGTTTATGAGGTTTTAGGAACTGCAGGTTTACCTGATGACCCAAAACAAGCAGAAATGGTTATGGCATCACAAGATACATTACCATATGAAATATGGGATTTAAGATTGGGTCCTGTTATTTGGGAAAGATTTTTAGATGTGTATCCTGATAGGATATTTGCTGATGATATGAAAGAAATACAAAATTATTTATTTTCAAGAATCTCGGCTTTAGAAACAGAACAATTCTTTGAATTGGCGAAAGAAATCTTATCAAGAAGTGAAGAAGGTAAAAAAGCGTTGGATGCTATGGTTGATGAGATTATTCAACAAATAGAAAAAGAAGATTATGATGAGGCAATGTATCAACAGGATTTAGATGTTGACGACTTTGATTTAGACGACTTCTTGGATGGATTGGGTATTGATACCCCTGATGACGACGACGAAGATTAAAATACATAAATCTCATATTTATATAATATGGGACTCACCAGAGAACAAGCTTTATTAGAATATGCGAGGTGTGTCAAAGACACACCTTATGCGTTAAAGACATATTTGCAAACGTATGATAACACACAATCAAAATATGTCCCACTAGAATTATTTCCTGACCAAGTCAGTTTAATTGATGACTACGACAATCATGAAGAAAATATAGCCTTAAAATATCGTCAGGCAGGTGTATCCACAGTAACATCGGCATGGATATCAAAAAGATTAGTTACTGCATCTAAAACAAAACCTGAAAAAATATTGATTATCGCCAATAAACTTGACACATCTCAAGAAATGGCAAATAAAATACGTGCATTCGTTGACCAATGGCCAAGTTGGTTTGGTATTAAGTTCTCTGCTGAAAAGAACTCGCAAAGGCATTTTAAATTATCTAACGGTTGTGAGGTAAAGGCGGTTGCAACGTCAAAAGACGCACTTCGTGGTTATAGTCCCACGATATTGGTATTTGACGAGGCGGCATTTATTGAAGCTGACAATGACTTCTGGTCTGCCTGTATGGCATCGTTATCTACGGGTGGTAAAGTAATAGTTATTTCAACACCAAACGGATTTGACCCCATTTATTATTCAATCTATAACCAAGCGGTTAAGAACATGAACGATTTCAAAATTACTGAAATGTTTTGGTATCGTGACCCTCGTTATGCTGATGATTTAAAACTTATTAAAGTTAAGGATATTGTTCATTATATGTTAAATCGTGAGGATTACAATGACGATGAAATCATTTTGGATTACTCCGATGTTGACCCAATGAAAAGGGATTTCAAAGAAATAAGTAAAAAATTTGAGGACGGATACAAACCATATTCAACGTGGTTTGAAAAAATGGCAAAGAAGTTGAAGTTTGATAGAAGAAAGATTGCTCAGGAGTTGGAGTGTAATTTCTTGGGTTCGGGTGATAATGTAATACCACAGGACACTATGGACCGAATAAAAGATAATGACATTTGTGAACCTGTAAATAAATTTATGGGTGGAGCCATTTGGCAATGGAAAGAACCTGTGATTGGTCACAAATACATTATGGGTATTGACGTTTCTCGTGGTGATAGTGAGGATTTCACGACATTTACTATTGTTAGAATATATAGGTAAAATACCACCTGATGTTGCGGCAGAGGTCGCTTATAAGTGGGGGACGATGTATTCGGCATTTATTGTTATTGATATAACAGGAGGTATGGGAGTATCAACATCTCGTAAATTACAAGAGATGGGTTACAAAAACCTATATGTTGATGGTATGAATATTGCTGATAAGTGGAAATATAACGCAAAGGCTAATGAAAAAATACCAGGTTTAAACTTTAACGCTAAAAGAGTTCAGATTGTTGCTGCGTTTGAGGAAGCGTTGAGACACGATTTTAAAATACGTTCAATGAGGTTATTTAACGAGTTGGGAACTTTTGTTTATGTAAATGGAAGACCTGACCACCAAAAGGGACAACATGACGACTTAATCATGGCAATGGCTATGTCTATTTACGTTGGTGAGAGTTCATTTAGTCAATTAGAAAAAGTGACCGAACAGACAAAGGCTATGTTGGATAGTTGGAATGTATCAACAAATGAGTTCAAAGATAGTTCAGAATATTTTAATCCGGCACTACCATCTAGTACCAATCCAAATATGGGTAGAGTACAAAATCAAAACCCAACAGCAAATGATTATCAAAAGTATGGTTGGTTATTTGGTCGTGGGGTTTAACTTTATTTAGATTATCCTACTATTTATATAAAAACATTTTGTAAATGGCTAATAAAGAGAATTTAACTA